CTCTCCAGGTTTAACACAAAGCACAGCTGTTGTTAAGAAGAATGGTACTGTTATAAACACAATAAGATTTGCGGGTGCTGAAACATCAAACACACAAACCGGTTTAACGATTCCAGTTACCTCATCAGACTACTTAACGGTTGATATTACACAAAGTAGCAGTGGTTCAGATTTATACATTAACTTCATATATCAAGGATAAGTTATGAGATTCGAAGAAATACAAAACATCTTTCAAACTCCATGGTTGTCACCATGGCAACATGATTATTATGCAGCAACATTCTTGGAACCAAAAACAAGCCAAGAATTCTTGGACTATGCATACAGTAAGATTGAAAATCTTTCAGGCATTTGGTACGAAGTGGCTGGTCCAATGGCATATTTTGTTGTGGCCAAAGGCACTGTAATTCCAGAAGATTTTGCTTATGCATTAGCACAGGCTGAAGATGTACCAGAACAACCTGTGATAGAAGAAGGAACAGAATAATGTATATCAAATTAAATTTTACATCAGATAAAAAAATACACCACATATATCGTGTTGTCAACGAGATTATCAATACGGGTATCGCTAACGTTGCATCTTTGCAAAGTGCTGCGACTGCCAACAGTTGGTGGTCAACATTGTTGACTGGTTTTGATGCAAACACAAGTGAAATTATTAGAACAGGTACTGGTACGACCGGACTAACATCAAACACGGTTTCTCGTTATGCTAGAAACGGCGCCGGTGCGACAGATGACCAACATGCATGGACACTTGAGTTCTCTCATTATGATGATAACACAAAAAAATATTATATTCAATTTCAAAATGCTACGGATTCCGCTGGTGTATCAACGGTTAGAACAGCTAACGGTTTATCTAGTGGAACTTTATCAAGCGCAAATAGTCAACCTATTTCAGGAACTGGTACTGCAACTACAGTTCTTGGCACACCGCCAACTTTTAACAATTCAGTGGCTTCAGGATCATCTGGTTCAATTGGTTCGAGTACCAGTGGATTTAGTACTGTAAGAACTTTCTTCATGTATTTAAGTGATAATGCTCTTGTTTTTTGTTGCACAAATGGCAACACTTATAGCCTTGGATTTGGTAATAGTTATAGTGCTAGTACATCATTTAGTGGACCATTCATCTTTAGTCAATATAATAGGTTTGATTACACAAACACCAATGCAACAAATATAACACCATTAATGTTTACAAATTGGGGTAGAGGAGTAGGTATTGGTTTTGGTGGCGTAGCAGATTGGGACAGAATAGATAACACACAACACAATTCGGCCACAGGCAATTTTATTCCATTTAGAGTGTTTAATTTAATTAGTGCTTATCCGTCAACAACTGCCAGCTGGCCAATGATACTTCAACCTTATGTTACTTGGGGTATAGGTACTAGATACAATGAGTTTACTGCATTGACAACAGTTTCAGCTGGTTCTATCAGCACCATCACCACCGCAGCACAAGGTGCAGCTATTTTTAAAACAGTACATACACGTTATCCTAGTTCAGATTTGAAGACTCAAACTTTTGGAATGTTACCAATCTCATGGAGACATTCATACTACAATAATTCTGGCGGTGATGCCAGCACACAAGGTGGTTGGTATCTATTTAATGGAGATTATTATCCAGGAGATGAGTTTTCATTTAATGGAAAAACATACAAAATTTTACCAACTTTTTCTGGATACACAGACCGTGTTGGCATAGCAATTCCAAAGGAATAATCATGTTTATTAAATTAAGTTTTACAGCAGACACTAGATTTACAATTCCGTTAAGAATAATAGCAGACATTGTTAACACAAGTTCAATCACCAGTGTGAGTGCATTGCAAAGTAGATTTACTAGTGCTTCTTATTCGGCAACATTAACAGCAAACTTTGATGCAAACAATAGTACGATTTGCAAAATGCAATGTTAAACTTTACGTTAGAACAACCAGTATATGATGCACCTTCTAGTAATGTTTATACACGAATAGTTGGTCCAGCTGGAACCGGTTACGCATACTTTGAGGTTGGTACTGCGATTACAGGTGGCACTATGTCCTCAACATCAATGCCAGTAACGTTTAGTGAAATTACTGCCGGTACTTCAGGTACTAACTTAACATTAGGTGGAAATAATTATGGAAATATATCACCCCAGTTGGCATCTGGTAGTGGCCATGCTAACATTAGAACATTTTGGGCTTACATAACGGATAAGTGTTTCTTTTGGGCTGTCACCAACGCCACTAGTTACAACGTTGGCTGGGGCACATCTTATTCTAACAGTAGCATACAAGGTGGACCATTTTTCCAAACACAATATACTCGTTTTGACTATCATAACCTTGATAGTAACGGAATTTATCCTGTATTATACACATCTCAACGAGGTGCAGGTATAGGATATGGTACAAACAATGACTTAACTACTGTACAAAATTTATATTTTACTACCAACACTACCACGTTACCACTACGTGTTCATAGTATAGTGTCTGCTTTGCCGCAGGTTGCTACTGCTTGGCCAAGAATTTATAATCAAGGGGTTCATATGACTATGAACGGCAGAACTTCTGGTAATTATGGGTTACAAACAGTTCAAACAGCAGGTACATTAGCAAGTGCTGTACTTCCATCATACTCAGGCTCGTATAGTAACGTAACAAGCAATAGATATCCAAGTGCTGATTTAGCATCTACAGGTTTCGGCTTGATGCCATTCGGATGGGAAGCAACCCCATATGGTAATTACGGCGGTAACGCTAGTGACCAATGCGGTGTATATATATTTAATGGCGAGTATACACCTGGAGATACATTCGTGTACAATACTAAAACTTATATGATTTGGCCAATGTACCAAGGTAATGGCCAACGGGTTGGTTTTGCGGTGCCGATGGAGTAATTAAGTGGCATTAATAAACACAGCAACACTATTGTTGGTAACTACATCAAATACGTTTAGTACAGTCAATCCTATTCCAGGACAGATGAATATTATTCAAAGTGTTGTTGCTTCAAATGTAGTTGGTGATGCAAACATATCTACAATTGCTGGCCAGATGAATATTATTCAAAGTGTTGTTGCTTCAAATGTAGTTTCTGATGCAAATATATTATTGGTAACTAATGGTTCGATGCAAAACGCTGCAAGTAAATCATATACAACTATGACAAATACAATCAACGGAAGAATTGATGCAAATATCGTTAAACCTTTTGGAGAAATTGCCCAAAGAGAATATTGGATGTAATTTGAGTGGAAACCCGAAGCATAAATATCCCTATAGGGGGATATAATGGCGAAAACAATCACAACAAGAACGGCATTCAAAGATTATTGCCTGCGTAGACTAGGGTTTCCTGTAATCGAAATCAACGTTGATGACGACCAGGTAGAAGACCGTATTGATGATGCGTTGCAATACTGGCAAGATTATCATTTTGATGGTCTACAAAAAGTCTATTACATTAAAAAGATAGACCAGACAGACATTAACAACAAGTATTTGAACATAGCTCAAGCCACAGATTCCTCAAACAACGTTCTACAAATTGCTGGTATCACCAGAATATTTCCTATTTCAGATTCACATTCTCAAGTCAATATGTTTGATTTGAGATATCAACTCCGTTTGAATGAGTTGTATGACTTTACCTCCGCTTCATACATTAACTATACGTTGACATTACAACACTTGCGTATGTTGGAACAACTGTTCACTGGTGAAGTTCCTATTAGATTCCAAAGACACATGCAAAGATTGTATATTGATTGGGGTTGGGGTAGAAACGAAGCACCAATCGGCACAACAGTCATTGCAGAATGTTATGCGGTGATTGATCCTGATGTGTACACACAGGCATGGAATGACCGTTGGTTGAAAGAATATGCAACAGCACTTATCAAACGTTCTTGGGGTAACAACCTTAAAAAGTTTGAAGGCATTCAATTGCCAGGTGGTGTCAAGTTAAATGGTGACAAAATCTATAGTGAAGCCAAGGAAGAAATAGATGCGTTACATGCAGAAATTGGTGACAGTATGGTGCACCACTAGAAATGTTCATGAACTAATATGGCAACCTCGGTTTATTTCAATAACTATAACTCTCTTGCTGAGCAGAGGGTAGTTGAAGACTTGATTGTTGAATCAATCAAGATTATGGGTTTTGACGCCTACTATTTACCTATTGAAAATGAAACCGATAGAGACATATTGTATGGTGAGGATCCAATTAAAAGATTCAGTGCAGCCTTTCCAATTGAATTCTACCTATCAAGTTCCATGGAATATGGTGGCGAAAAAGAATTCTTTTCTAAATTTGGCCTTGAAATTAAGAACACTGTTAACATCATATTATCAAAACGTTCTTTTTCTCAACGTGTACCACAAGATATATTCACAAGACCAAGAGAAGGTGATTTGATTTATGTACCGTTCTTAAATGGTACTGGTGAGTTGTTTGAAATTAAATTTACAAACCAAACAAAAGACTTTTTCATGTTGGGACGTAAGATACCATTCTTCTATGAATTGGAACTAGAGAAATTCAAGTACTCACAAGAAGTTATCGACACTGGTGTGGAAGACATTGATGATGTAATGATTCAATCAAGTTACACACTAGACTTGACTACTGGTACTGGAACTGGAACATATGAAGCTAGAGAAGTTGTATTTCAATCTACAGATAATACACAAGCAAATGCATGGGTTGTGGCTTTAGTACAAGAATGGATCAAACCAGATGACTCACTAAAG